GTGCTAAAAGTCTAAAATACACCCCGTCAGGTACGCTTTCGCGTTTCCAAAGAACCATCGGGGGCTTTGTGTAATGAAAGGGCCTCTGTCTACCGATGAGCCACGGCGACTAAAGCGGGTCAGCCGACTCCGCATCCATCCCATTTAGTTTTCAGTCCTCACCTATGGGCAAAAGGACTATTCCGCTGGCTGGTGTCGCCCCATGGCGGCTCCGTTACTGTTTCCGCGCCCGGCGGATCAGATACCCGGTTTTAAATGCCCCTGGTCGGAACCATGCTAGCCTACGATCTAGCGGGAATCTCAGTCTGTATATCCCGGCCTTCGATCCCTATCTCCGCGCGAGGAATTGGGCTGATTCTAGACGGGCGCAGGAGTCGAACCTGCTATCATCGGCTTATGAGGCCGATATGGTATTCCGTTCCACTCGCCAGTCATTGGCCGGACTACTCTCCGGTAAGATGCGAAAGGTGCTACCTCCCCGCCTTCCGAGCTACGGGTTCCGCCGCACGGGTGTCACGTGCATTCCGATACCCGACGACTCTCGGGCAAGAGTTACCTGTTTATGGCTTACAGGTTGCCGCCGCTATTTCGTCAACGGACGGACGCTATATAGCTTCGTATTCGTAATCGCCGCTATAAACATGTTCGGCGATACCTAGGCGATTTTGTATATCCCTAACATAGGTAAAGGCATTGCGTTTAATAGTTTCAAAGCACCACGCACGATCAGGGCAAAATTTCTTTTCCTCGAAAAGCTCGCACCACATTTCCTGAATAAAATCCTCAAGATCACAAGAATCATCCTCAAATGCGGTCTTGTTATTACGATATATTTTACGGAGCATGGCCTCGGCCTGATTTTTGAAGGCGGTATCATTGTAAATATCCATAAATAGCCCTTGCTCCATACTATATACTATCTCGCAACTAATGCACATTCCCTCATTTGTGATAACATACGCTCCATGGTTGCATGGCCTATTTGCATTTCCCCCGAAGCCTCCTTTTGGCTATATCCCCGTAACCAAATAATAAGCGCTTCAACCTTTTTATCCGAATATGGCTCTAGCAATTCCGCCGTCATATCCGCAACCTCGGGACTTATTTCAAGCTCGCGAAGCCGGGAATAGATTGTCTCACGATCCATTCTTGAGCCCTTCAAGCCGCGCCTTATTCACGGCCTTAATCAATTCACGCTTGACCGCTAGAGTCTTGGCGGGATATGCGTCAATATCGGTTTCAAGGATATAGATATTTCGCCCCTTCTTTTGATACTTAATCCGATTTTCGCGGACTGCCTTATAAATGGCTTCCTTGCTATAGCCGATCTTCCTGGCACCATCGGCGGCTAAAATATAACCATCTGGGCACGGTATAGTCTTTATCTGTTTTGCATTCCTCGCATTTATCCTATCGACCTTTCGCTGTTTTCGCTCCTCTTCATGCCTAATTTTAGTAAGTCTCTTCCGCTCCTCGATCGCGGCTAGATTGTCTAGCCTATTTTTCTCGGATACTTTAGCTCGCTCGACTTTCCGAGTCTCCCTGCGCTTCGCTAGTTCCTCATTCCTTGCCAATCTCTTGTCCAATTCTCGTTTATATGTGGCTTCCTTCTGCGCTTCGATCTTTGCGAGCTTCGCCATTATCTCTTGTTCGCTCGGCTCATCATATTCAAAATTGACCTCTGTTGTAGTATATCTCGGCCCCGTTATACAAAGCGTCTGATACCCAAATCCTCCGGGGGCATTAGCGGAGAAACTTATAGGCCAATCGCTCATGACTTATTCCCACCTTTGTTTGAGCACATCCCCGCACAATCTCTAAGCGATGTCATACACTCGATACAGTGATTGGCCTTGTCTTTCCCCTCGCCAAGGATGGCGACGCGCAGGGTGGCCGCGTGTCGCTTGTCTTGCTCTGCCGTCGAGCCGAATCCGTATGCGGCCTTGACCGCCCTTTCCGCCGCCTTCCGCAACGTCTCGGCGTCGTGGGCGGCGAGCCCGGCGCGGTCGAATTGGCGGATCTCGTCGGGCTCCTCCGCGCTCTCGCTCGCGGGCTGCGGCTCGGACAGGCGGGAGCGGAGGGCGGCGGGCTCGTAATGCAACGTGCCGACGAGGCGGCCGATCGTTTGGGGAGTGATCGTTACGTCGTCGCACTCTCTATGCGCCTCCCCCTGCCCCGACGCGGATTGCCCTACCTGCATGACCTCGGCGCGTTCGGCCCGCTGCCTGTACTCGCATTTATCGCATCTCTGCCCCGACGCTGATAGGCGGGCCTCCTCAATGGCCTTTAGTGCGATCTCGCGAGCATCGGCGGCGCGCGTGGCGGGATTCTGCGCGAGTCTCGGATCGCCATCGTCAAACCACTTGTCCACCGACACCATCACGGCGTCGAGTTCATCCATGCGGAATTCATTTACAACGGCATCACGCCCGTCGAGGGGATCGTCCTGAGCGTAGAGGCGGAAGAGGGCGGCGTCTACCCCAGCCTCGAAACCAGTTTTATACGCCTCATTTGATGTCCAGTTGCTCCACCCATGAGCCTGTTCTTGGGCTTGGGCGTACAGCGCCTCCCGTACCTCATCCATAGCGTCGCTCATTGCGTAGCCTCCCTATTATGGGCTTCAATAATCCCTTCTGCATCGGACAGCTCATACACATGCCCTATAATCCTAGCCGGGCCATCGTTATACCTTCGATCGAGTCCTTCGCCGATGGTATAGCTTTTACCCTCGACAAACCAAACGATTCGCCATAATTTGTCCTCGCTCATTACTGAGCCCTCGGCAAAAATCCGTCCTTGTCTAGCAGTTTTTCAATTCGGTCCAGGAAAAGCATAAGATCATCCGGCTCACGGAACGCTTGCTTAGTCGCGTATCGAATGTCTACTAGCCTATCGCGGTCGGTAACGGAATAGGTGTCTACCATGGTTACTCCTTTTCGCGCTCGGAGAGCATGGCATCGGCCTTAATACCACGCACGATCGCTTCGTATTCAGCCTCAAACTTTAATCGCTCTATTGGATCAGCGCAAGTGCCGGGGCACCTTCTTCCCACAATGCCAGCCATAAAATCAGGAGAGCTTTCGCCGGTGATGCAAACCTGCCCCGCAAACCAATCGCGGAGAGTCATGCCATTTTGCGTTATTAGCAATCCAGCTTCTCCATCCCTAAAGCTATCACGCGGAAACGCCGGGCCACCATCATCCTTCATGTTCTCTCCTTGTCGGAACTATACCATATAACCCCGACATTTGTCAAGGCTCAATATCCCATCGCTTCGACCTATCAATCTCGGCCATTTTCGCGTTAATCTCTATCTGCTTTTGTTCCTTGCGCTCGGCACGCGCGGAATCGATACTCCAATATAATCCACCTATCGGCCACTTCCCGCCCATGTGCGTCATCTTTTCAACCCGCTTTGTTCGCGGCCCCCATTGGCTTGCTTCAGCTAGATACTTTTGATACCACGGTGTAGCAATCCCTAGTCGGTTATAGTCTTGCGCTAGTATTGTATAGTACGGTTTCAACCCGCAATCGGGGCAAAAGTCATAAATGTATTTATCGATTTTATCATCATCTGACGGCGCGGGGTGATACTTGAATTGCCTACCGCAGTTATCGCAAGTCCAATCAATGGTAGGGATATAATGCGTCTCGGAAAATGGCACTCCGAGTTTCTTACACGCATCGGTTATGTTATTCGCCCCGACCATGTAATTAGCACCGAGTTCTTCTAGTATCGCATTAAATACATCTTCCTTCGCGTCGTCGGGAATAGTCCTCGCCAAGGTCTCCATCCGAGCGACCATCTTTTGCGGGGGAGGCTTATAGGTCGATATCAACTCCCCGACTAGGTCAAACGGCATTGATCCTCCGATATTCTACCGTCTCGCCTTTCGCGCAAGCATAGGCCCGCGCTAGTTGCATACCTCGGCTCATCCCGCGATCAATGTAAAATACTCGCGCATCGGCAACCCGGCCCCATTCAAGGCCCGCGTTAATCCCCTTCTGCCTTTCCTCGGGATTATCGTCGTCAAGTATCCCCGGCTGAGTGTAAAGCAAGTGGGACGCTATAGGGGCCTCGCCACGGGATAGGCTGTCTTTAATGCAGGCCCGAGCGTATTTGAGATTAGCCTCAATGTCCCCCGCGTAGGGAGATTCAAGGATTACTAGGCGCATTACTCATCCTCGATTTCAGTCTCATCATAATCTCGCGCATGAGTCCACAAATCGGGGTCTTCTACATATTCACGGGCCTCGGCGAGATTCTTTACGGCCTGTCGATAATAACTAGGCTTTAATTCGATACCAATTCCGCGCCGCCTATTCGTAACCGCTCCGAACACTTCAGAACCAACTCCCATAAACGGAGTCAATACATTCTCGCCCTCGTTGCTCCACAATGTCACGGCCCGCTCTATTACGTCAAGCTGTAGCGGATGGACATGCTTTTCGTCCTCGGCGTCTCGCGCTGGCTTGTAGGGAAGCACGCGGTCAAGTCTAACATCATCCCAAAATGCGGAGGCGTACTGCCGCCATATCCAATGGCTAAACCTATTTTCGATCTGTTTCCCCGTCCATCCCTTATATGCCATAACATCATCGGGCATCTTACGCTCGCCAGCGTACCGCGTCAGCCCCTCGGGATGCGTTACCGGGATTTTATTCTCTCCGTTCTTGCGGAATACCAAAAGATAATCAGCGCTCGCAACCGTACATCTAGTGGAATCATCTACAATAGTTTTATGCGCAAGACTTTTGGTCATGGTCCGATTGCGTACCGTTAGCGGCTCTTTCCAAACATGATACCGGGCAACGTACTTAAAATCTAACTTGTCATGTAGCCGAATTATGTCGCCGGGGAAATCCATTAGATGATCATTCTTCCCATTATTAGATGATGGTACATCCATGCAATGAACGCATGTCATCCGGCCTGGCATAGTTAGCCGAGATATCTCTTTTACTACGAATCCGTAATGCTCCATGAACTCCTGATAGTCGCGGCAATTTGAAAGATCGCGCTCCGAACTCGAATAGTGATAGAGCCCCGCGAAGGGCGGAGAATAAACCGAAAGGTGTATCGATTCGCTAGGAAGTTTCGCCATCAACTCCATGCAATCACCATTATATAGCGCGTACTCATCGGTGATTTTCTGCTCGATTATAGCCATTCAGGAACCTCCTCGGGTTTCGTAAACTTAATACTTCGATCAATATTTATTGCATGATTCATTTCGGAAACGAGAGCGGAGAACATCCTATCGGCCGCGTCGCTTTTCCGTTGCATATTCCTTCTCACCCCCTCCTCGCCATCCGAGATCACTATGTCAACCGTAACAGGGCGCTTTTGCCCGAATCGCCAGAAACGACGGATTGACTGATAAAACTGTTCGTAGCTATGCGAAGCAAAGGTAACTGTATGATTGCAATGTTGCCAGTTCAAGCCCCATGCCCCGATCTTCGGCTTAATAATCAATCCGCGCACATGCCCCCGCGCAAAGTTTGTATATGCCTCCTCTTTTTCGTCATCGCTATTCTTTCCCGATACTTGTACAAAATCAGGGAGCATCCTGTCAAGATAGTCTCCCTCATCATTCATATGACACCAGATAACGGCTGGCTCTTTTGTATTGGCAACTAATGACGCGGCCTTTTCGCATCGCTTTTGTATTGTGCGCCTTCTCTCTGCACGCTCCTCGCGCCAATTAGTCGCCGGAAGATTGAAAAGCATATCGGGCGCGGCCGTATCAGATTTGACTATATGCTCATTCTCAATAAGCGGCGGGAGGATGAAATCAGAATCATCGAACCCAAGATCGGAAGGCTTGCGTGCCGCCCTCGCCCATGAACAAACCCAGCGCCAGAAAGCCTCTTCGGCGTGGCCTTTGAATCTCCAGTTTTGAGCCTTGCCCCCGTTTCTACGCTCGCGCTTTATACTGCAATTGTTTTGATCATTCTTAAAGAATCGCCCAAGCATGTCCATCATACCCAACTCGCCAAGGGCCTCGCTTGACGTTCCCAGTTCTATATAATCATTGGGAGCGGCGGTCGCAGTCCATAGACTACGATAAGGAATCGTCCGCATGAACTCCGTAACCTCGGCCCGGTGCTTACCTGAAAAGTTTTTAATCGCGCTTGACTCGTCGCATATCACCCCGCCAAAATCTGATGGATTAAAATAATGCAATCGCTCGTAATTCGTAGTTACTAGGCGCTTCCCTTTGAAAACTCCATCCCGCGACTGTACGCAATCAATCCCAAACTTTTCCGCCTCGCCCACGGTCTGCGCCGATACCGCGAGCGGCGCAATAACTAATACCGGCTTATTGGTATGCCGAACTACATTTTCACCCCATACCAATTGCATCGGGGTTTTACCAAGGCCACAATCATAGAAGTTCCCGCACTTCCCCCTTTTAATTGCCCACTCTACGCCGAACTTCTGAAAATCGAAAAGAAAATCTGGCATGAATATAGGGGCGAATCCGCTATTATTCCCATCTTGCAATTTTGATTGTAGAAACTCGGCGTACTCCACTATTGCCCCCTTATTTTAGCCAATTCTTCCCGCGCCCTTTCTCGGGCCGCTTCGGTTTGATCGCCTCCCGGTTTACGCTTTCGGCATCGTTCAAATGGTTTCGCATCGTCTGCGTACTTTTCAACGCCATTCGCCATAAACCCGGCAA